ATAACTGACAGCTACAACACAGAGAATGCGGATTCATATAACGATCAGTCCGACAACACTGATAACTCTTATGTAACTTATGGCGATCAGCAGATGACCCTACAGGATCTAATTGCTTTTCTGACTGACAGTGGTGAGCCATATTCATTCACTGTGGGGGAGGAAACCTACACAGATACTACTGATGAGGAGGAAGAGCAGGGCTTGACCTGTGTTCCGACCTTTGAAGGCTACGTCTGCACTGGAGGCTAGAGGTGTCTTATTACACCCAAGAAACGCTCCCCGTCTACTACAAGTACGAAGATAAGCAAGTATTAGTCGGTGATGACGGCCATTTCTATAACAGCAATGGCGAGAGAGTCTATTACTGGGTTGCTTCTGGCGAAATGCCAGAGAAAGGAAGTAGCCACGACGCCGGTCTATACGGACAGGTCAGTAACGATGACAGGTTTGCAAAAAATATTTCAACCCACGCTCAAGGGGCCGCAGGGTTTTATACAGAGAACGAAATTAAGCAAGCCTTTCATGCCGACGAGGGCATGACCACGCTTTCTAGCGAGGTTAGCTGGGATAACTACTGGGGATATCTTCAAGAACAGCAGAGCTTGGTAGAAACAGGACAGCTTTCTACCGCCCTAGATGCTTGGCACAAAGACAGCAGGCAAGCACAAAAAGATTTTCTTCAGGCCAATGGCGGCTTACGCGCTATGGGTGGCGTAAAAGGTGGTGGGCTTGGGCAGATCAGAACCGGCGGATATAGAAGCTCTTTTGACGCAACTCTTAACAGTGAAGCTCAACAGGGTCTGATGGAGAAGTGGGGTATTCCCACTCAAGTTCAGACAGATGACGGCTCACTGTACCGGTTCAATGGCTCTAGCTTAACTAAGGTATATGAAGCGCCGGGAACGGACTTAGCAAAGACGGCGGCACAGATTGCTACTGGCGTTGCGCTTTCTGCCGCGCTTGGCCCAGCAGTTGGGGCAAAGGTTGGTGGTGGCATGCTTGGTAGTGCCGCTGGTGCGGCGGCGGCTAATGCCGCTACTCAAGGCGTGCTAACAGGAAGCATTGATCCTAAAAGCGTTTTGGCGGCTGGTGTAATTGGGGGCATCAACCCCGGTCAGTATGTGGCGGGAAAGGTTGGTGACGCTCTTGGGATGTCAGCAACAGGTCAGCCATTTAACCCTGATAGTTTTGGCTATGGCGCTATCAGTGGCGCAGGTAACGCCGCTGTCAGCCAAGCAATTACTGACGGCTCACTAGATGGCGCGGGAATTCTTCAGGCAGGTTTGCTGTCTGGTGCGGCAAACTCTATAAGAGATGCCATACATGACTCTGAATATTATTCTCAGGAAGCAATAGCTGAGCGTTTAATACAGCAGGGGTATTCACCCGAAGATGCGTGGTACAGGGCCGGCAATGATCCTAATCTCTTTAAGGGAAAGTCTGATCTTGGTGCTTTAGTTGGCGAAGGGGGGCTGTTTTCCTTTCTTCCAGAGGTTCCTGTTGGCCCAGTTGCCGGCCTCTTAGATACGCTAAGCGGCGGTACTAGCACGTTTTACAGGTATCCCGATAAAGACCAAACGGAAATCCCTGCCTACCTAATGGACGATGACGCCATAACTAGGGCGTACAACGCCGGCGCAGTCGAGGTCGTGGAAAATAGCATTGGCCTTCTCAGCAACCCAATTGTTAACACTGCCGGCAAAGTCTTGGGACAGGTTCTTGGCACTCCTACTATGAGCGAGAAGGACAAAGCCATTTATGATGCTTATAGGGGGCAGGCAGAGGCAGAAGCACAGGATGCTATTGGTGCGGAAGGCTGGAAGAACCTTGATGGCGTTGCTAAGGAAGCCCTGATTACTCAAAACCAGCAAGAGTTGTACAGGGGCTATCTAGCTTCATGGCACGGCTCTGATGGTCTTGATGAAAAGTACACTATAGCGCCCAATCCTCGTGGTGATGCCGACATTATTGGCTCTGCTCTTGTAAGCATAGACCCAGAAACTGGCAAGCCTAAATACACTACAGGAATGAGGTATGACGATCAGCTAGCTGACGGAACTCCTATCACGACTGCGCTAAATGTACCGAAGCTCCCAGACTCACCTACTAGCAGCAATGTCATTGTCAATCTGAGTGGTGACAATCAGGCCACTCTCCCCGCAGGTGCTAACGGGCAGGATTTCCTTAACTACCTGCTGGCTGACAGCATCATCAATGGCACATTTGCTAGCGGTAATAAGGGTGGAGGTTCTGATCTGTCCGGTGATTTTATTGGCACAGGAATGCTTACCGATCTAGATACTGACTCTAGTGTTAGTACCAATAACGACAACAACACTAATACTCCTAGCACTAACACTCCTAGCACCAACAACACTAATACAAACAGCACTACTGCCGATCCTGTTACTGAAGGGGTAGTCAGTGGGGGAGGAGCCACGGCCCCTGAATCAGAAGTAACTCCAATCTATGGCCTTTCTGTAAACGACGATGGCACTGCTACGTTACCGGGGGGCGCTACTGTTCCTGCTAGTGTTGCAGATAGCATTTATGAGCAGACGTATCTGCCTTCTGATTATGAACTTGCAGGGGGCGGAGGCACTTTGCCGTCAGGTGGTGGCGGTGGTGGCGGGGGCGATGGCCTCTTGTCTTCAGCAAATGGTAATGGCCTCCCTCTTTTATGGAGCGAGCTATATGGATACAGCAAGATTACGCCGTATAAAGGTGCGCGACTGAAGATACTCAACGATATTGTTTCTGGTCTCAGTGGGCAGGGAATGATGACGCCGAAGATAGATAATGAGCCCTATATGAAGCTCAACCGCGATCTGATTGACGCAGGAATACTGGCATGAACTACCTAGAAATGTGCAATGAGGTCTTGGTCAGAATGAGAGAAATGGAAATCTCGTCTGTCACCGATCAAGATAACGACCCTCAACAGAAGCTGGTCTGTAAGTTTGTTAATGACGCCAAGCAATTTGTAGAGCGTAGTCATAGCTGGAATGCGCTAAGAAAAATGTGGGTAATTGACTTGGCTCACGAGGTTCACAAGTACAACTTGATGGGGGCGTCAGAGCAGGCTCGTATCTATCTTGTCCGTTATGTATCGGGGGCTGTTCTCAAGGAAGTCAATCCGCGATGGATGGAGCGCAAGCCAAGTCAAAATGGCTCACCGCACTGGTACACATTGAGCGATGTTCACAATCACAATGTCACGTTAAAGGTATGGCCTTACCCTGACAATACCTTTGGTGACTCTCACGATGTGTATGAGTTCGGTGAGGCAGAGTTTCCATTTGTAAATGAGGATGGTGTTCTTATAGATCCGGGGTCTTATGTTGGCTCCCCAGATAAGACATTATTTGCTTACGGCTTTGCACATCAGGACAGGCTAAAGGATGACTCAGACACCTTCCTAATCCCTGAAGACCCTGTTCTTTACTACGCCTTGGCCTATGCGGCTAGGGAAAGGGGAGAGGCTGGCGGCGCATCCAGCGTGGAATTGTTTGCCTTGGCTAAGCAATATCTTTCTGACGCCATTAGCTGGGATGCCAGTAATTCAGACCTTGAATACATTTGGAATGTTGGCTGATGGGCGCAAACCTTAGACAGCTTGCCGTTCAGGGGCCGGGGTCTCAGGGATTAAGCTCTGAGCTAAGCCCTTTTCAGCAGAGTATTGAGTTTGCTCTCAGGGCTGATAACTGCGTGATTGATCGGGTAGGCAGACTAGCTTCTAGAGAGGCATTTGCTGATTACGTTTCTGAGAATGACATTGGCATGACTGTGAATGAGCAGTTTGATGTTGTCCGTATTGTCACTATGGAGCCAGAGGGGCTTCCAGATCAGATCCCCATTGCGCCAGAAAAGGCTGATCTCTATGGCGAAGCTAAGTACATGGAGGGCAGGTACTCAAACTATGGTATTTCAAGTAGAGATGGTGCGCCGTTTTCCATAGCTAAATATGGCGTGGGGCGATATGGGGTTGACCTATATAACCTTGATAGCAGGGACACAGACTCAGAGCCTAACATCACGTTTTGTCTGATAGGCATAGGGCGTCTGGGGCTTGGTGAAACTAAGCACAGTCGCTATGGAATAGCCCGATACGGGGCTGATTTATATGGTGGCCTGACTATCGAGTACACGGCATTTGACCGCTATATAGGCGCTGTTCTTGAGGGAAATAGGATAAGAGCCATCCCCCAGATACGCACCTCACATGGTGTTACAAACGCTCAGCTAGTGCCTTTTAAGAGTCAGGTTTATATCTTCTCTAAGGGGGATGGGGTTCAGGTCTACGATGGTGGTGTTCCCTATAAGCTGTCTAATCATCCTAATTTCAGCCCTCCAAGAGATGACACAGGGATCATTGCCAATGAGATTGATGGGGACATTGCTATCGCCGCTTATGGTCGCCTGTGGGTTAGTGGTGTTAACAATGACTATGACACTATTTATTACTCTGATCTTCTTGTGCCTCATCAGTGGTATGACGGCACTACTGATGAGAATGGTGAGCCTGCCGATCCTCAGAACACCGCAGGAATCATTGATGTCAGAGAATACTGGCCCAGCGGTAACGACAGAATTCAAGGCTTAGCCGCGCACAATGGTTTCCTGATTGTCTTTGGTCGGCACTCCATCCTTATCTACTCTGGCGCACAGGGCGATCCTGCTGGCGAGAATGGGCTTCAACTGCAGGATGCTATCAGGGATGTGGGACTCGTTAATCAGGATGCTCAGTGCAACATTGGCACTGACCATCTTTTTGTTGATTCTCTGGGAGTACGCTCCCTTGGTCGAGTAATACAAGAGAAGTCTGCCCCCATTGCTGAGCCATCACTGAATGTTGCGACTGTCATTAGGGAGGATATTGAGCGGTCTAGGGATCTGGTTCGCCTGCTCCACTTGCCGTCTAAGTCCAAAGCGCTCTGCCTGTTCCCCAATACACAAGAAGCCTACTGCTTCCAGTTGGGCCAGCCATCTGCCACAGGTGGATTGCGGGTAACTCAGTGGACGGGCTGTGACTTTTGGGATAGCGCAACCCTCCGCACAGACTATGTGGACAGGGAGCTACTGGGCGCTCGCAATGACAGGGGCGTTACTTTGTATGACGGCTATGCTCAGCCTGTTAAGTACACCATGAGCTATGAGTCCAGCGTCCTGCTTTCGGGTGAGAGTTTGATGCAGTCAATGATCCCCAAGTCCTTGATCTTCAGTTATCACTCAGAGCAAGAGATGCCCTTTTATGCGCGATGGGGCTTTGGCTCTAACGAGATGCAGTATATGGCTAAGCCACAGAGGGCTAAAGGATCTACGGAGTTCAAGACATCAAAGGTCAACACTGCAGGAAGCGGTGAGATGTTACGGGTTGGCCTTGACTGCCACATACATGGCGAGAATTTTGCGTTGCAACAGATTTCAGTTAACGCGGTTGTAGGCCGCGTTATTGTTTAAGGAGTTAGAGATGTCACCAGCAGGACTTTTCGGCGCAGGAGCCACAGCACTAGCCGCGAATTATGGCTTCAATCAGGCGGAGAATATTGAGGATCGCGGGGCAAATATATCAAATAGCCTCACTACCCTTGGAAATAATCTCAATACTGGAAGTCAGTTTCAGGGGTATGGCGTCACTAGCGCCCTGGGCAATACCTCGATTGGCGCTAATGGCTCAGTCAACATGGGTGTTGGCCCTAATCAGCAGATGCAGAATCGGGCCGCGGGGATGATGGGTTCATCCATGAATGCCATGAACAACGCCATGCAACCCACAGCACAGCGGGAGCAGGACATTTATAACCGCATG